GCCTGGAAGTTATTGATTCTAAGCAAAAAAAGTTGTGGACATGAAGCTCTCAGCAGATGCTCCCTGCGCAGTAAAGGCAGGTAGTCTTCCGTTGCCCTGAAGCTCTAGGAACTCTCCATTCTGTTGGTACTGGAATGAAAGTAGAGCCGCTGGCGAGTAGATCTGAACTTCGTGGGAAGTGATCTTGTTGTCTACAACAAGAAGCAAGGCCTTCTCAATGATGTCCTCAGAACCTACCTGATAGTTAACTGTGCTACCTGTGATGATGGTAGAAGCAGCCAACCCTGACAACTCTTCAAGTACAACGTCACCGAACTGAGACAAGCTGAATTCGATAAACGCCGTCTTTTCTCCAACATACGAAGCACGGAGAACCAAGTCAATACCAGTCTTAACGTCCTTGATTTCCTTGTTGTAGGTGATGTTGGCGAGACCCTCGATAACTCCCAAGTCTGTCCAGCCAGCTGGTGTAGAGCCGCTGCTCTTTGTGAAGTAACTCTGAACTGGGGCCGCAGTTACGGAGTCAGCACTCTTGATGTAAATACGTGGTGCTGGAATGAACTTTGTTGGCTGTGACCCAGTACGACCAGTCGCAGTCATCGGTGTCTGTCGAGTGTTTTTGTTACTCGTAACAGTAATAGCCATTAGTGAAAACTCCTTGTTGTATTATGACGCTTGCTCTTTTAAAACCAGAGAGCAAGAGAACTGTGAATACAAATCATTGTAGATACTTCTAAACGGAACCACCCTACCCCAGTAGACGTTGGAATTACCGACGGCTACAGGTACTATTGGATTTGTATAATCAAAAAGTGGAGTGTAGTATCTCCGTGTCAACAAATCCCCAACAACTTCTACTAAGGCTAATGCCGAAAGCTCGTTCGAATGAATGATGTCGAGCACTACATCTTGGCTAGGAATCAACGGACTTATTCCTACTCCGAGAAACTTCACATTCAGCGCATTCAAACGTAACGAACTACCTGAAACTTTGAATGGGTCGCGGGTAATGACATGCACCGTGACCAAACCAGTCAACTGATCGTTCAAGAATTTAACAAACGTGTCCCTTAAACTTCTGATGTCTGTTTGGCTCATGTGCGCTCGATGCTACGACCATAGACCTTCCAGAGTACCACTCCACCTTGAAGACTAGGTGACTCATAGTCCATGATCCTGAAGACCTCTTCGGTACTGCCATCACTTAGAACTAGCCGAGTATCGACGTTGGTTAGCTCTTCTTCTGAAAGCGCATTTACCGAGATAATGAAGTACATATCATCTGCAGTACTCTTCTCTGTAGCAGACTTCAATACAAACTCAGCATTGGCCTGCTCGCCTGAAAATCGGGTGCGCCCACTTCGTTTAAAGAATGGCTGTGGACTCAACTCAGTATCTTCTGTTGTTACTCCAGTGGGGCGACTGATCAGGTCATCTGCTCCAGTTCTAGTTACAACCCGCTTGTATGCAGTCCTACGATCTAGTGGAGTAAAGCGATTCAACAGGGTATCTGTCTTTCGAATCAACTCGTCCAATAAAGCCATTAGCCCCTCTTCACAGTCTGACTACGTACAAAGAACGGTCTGCAGAATTCCAATGCAACTGGTGAGAAAATTGTCAACCCAGCATTGTTTGCAGCACCTGCGTATTGCGTAGTCGTTCCAATGTCATCCTTGCTCAGTGTAATCTTCTCCATGGTAATACCTTGAAGTCGATTCGCTAAGGCCGCTTCGTTAAACAATAAAAGGTAAAGCGACTGCTCACACAGAGCATTCTTCATTGCTTCTGGAATATACAAATCCCCGACATCTCCAGATCCTTGTCCGGTAATATTCACATCTAGGTTTCTGGGGAACTGAAGATTCTGGTAGTAGTAATAACGAACTGGCTCACGAACTGTATTGAAGTCAAGGACTAGATTTCTTGATCTGTCATAGTACAGCCAACGGTTCTGCTCATTAATAATCTTGGTGAATCTTGCAGTTTCAAGGATACTCGTTGCTTGCACTAACAAGTTCTGCTTCTGACCATCGCCGAGTGCAGACCATGCAGCGATCTTTGCAGTGTTAAAGTGATCGTCCCAATAAGAATCGGCAAACGCAATATCGCAGTACGCATTAGAAAATTCACCAGCTAGAGTCGCGTTAAGCAGAACAGCCATGGTAACCTCTTAGCGTGGATTTTGACGTACTCTAGACCTCGGTACTATACTCGCATCCAACACAGGTTGGATCTGTGGCACCACTGGTGTCTTCACCTCTGGGCCGACCACCACCTGAGTTAGATCTACATCCTTCTTTGCATTACTCTCCATCTGCTGAGTTTCCTCTAGACGATGGCGGTAGAGTAGCATTCCCATTTGTAACCTTTCAAACTAGGTGAGGATTTTAGGTCACCCACCTAGTTATGTTTTTGTTGATTAGTTGCTTGTGACGATGACCGCATGGACACTTTTTGCATCTTCAGCTACGATACCAGCAGTTACATCGTCGTACCCGAAAAGATGTGGCGCAAAGTGAACAGTAGAAACGATGACATCGCTCTGTAGCAAAATGTCACGGTCGTACTCGACAACTACCTGACGCTGGTAGAACAGAGCTAGTGCCCCTGGTCCAACAATGTAGGACTTGTAGATCGCCTTTGAAGACTCTGTTCCAACAGTTACTCGGTCAGACAATAGAATTGGCAAACCAGAGATTGTTGAAACGATACCGCTCTTCAGCACACCCATATCGGAGACATAGTTCTGCTTGATAGCGTCCTGAGTCACAAGATCCTTGTAGACCTTGCTATGCATGATGATTGCTCCACCCTGAAGGATCTTGGTGAAGTTGTCGCCTAGGGTGTTGATGACAGCGTTGATAGCTGTGTCCTCATCCCAAGTTCCAGTACCAGAACCATCCTGAATGAAGTGACGGTTGGTTGATTTCTGAACTTCCAAAATCAACTTGTTGTCAATATACTCAGCTGTACGCCTTCCAAGCTGCGTTGAGATTTCTCCCATTGCATCGCTCTTGGCAACCAACTGAGCGGTGTCCAACACCTGCTCAGCGATACCACCACGAACTACAGTGGCATGCTCTGAACCAGTGGTGATCTTGCCAGGGACCAATGCCACACCTTCTGACATGTCTGACATACTACCGATGCGCTTGTAGAAAGGCATCTTGAATACCGTACCAGGGCTTCCCAATGGGAAAGTGGTATCGACCTCTACAAGACTGGACTGACCGAAGACTAGAAAGTCTGGGAACTTCGCACCAATCTGATCGGCTAGCACCTCTGGGTTGATAATATCTGCAATCGCAGTGTAAACCATTTTTTTACTTCCTCGCTTATGGGTATAAAAACAAAAGGCAGAGCCGAAGCCCTGCCTTTTTTACAACAATGAAAATGAACTACGTTTTATGCCGGAATACGTCCTGCATCTTGCGCCTGCTTCTTCAACGAATGATATCTCGCTGGAGACTCCTTCATTACCTTTGCAGCTAATGATGAATCGGAACCCTTACCAAAGACCTGCTCATGGGTAATGGTCTTGCTCGATGAAAGATTCGACCCTTTGTTCTCAGCCGACCCTGTCCCAGACTTAATGTTACCATTAACTAGGTAAGGATGATTCGCTGCGTACTCTTTGGTGTACTCTTTCAGACTCTGCGGTTCCATAGCAGAGTTAAGCTTTACGTTGCCCTCGTCGTCCAGCACCTGATACTTCTTAGTGATCTCGTCATAAACGACGAACTCCTTCATCACTCGTAGTACTAAGTTCTGATCAACGAAGTCACATTCTCGACAAGCGTTTTGAATTGCTACTTCCTTGTTAATGTTGACAACACGAGCCTCAACTTCTTTCTTCTCGTCGGCTATCTTAGAAGCTTGTATTTTGAACCGTTCGAATTCATCAATCTTCTGCTGATGAACTAGCTCCATTTGATGGATCTTACCCTGAAGCTCTTCCAGTTCGTCTTTCGACGCCTTCTTATCTGCTGGTGACTTGTCTACCTGACTTTTCTTTGTCAGTTCGTCCACCTGCTGTCTCAACTGATCGACGGTTGCTGTGAGTGTGCCTTTCTCACGATCAAACACTTCTTTCTCACGGGCTAGGCGTGCCTTCATGAGTTTAGTAACCTGCGCCTTCTGTGCGTCGTCAAACTTAACATCGTCTTGCTTCTCTTCTGTGATGCCCAGATCTAATTCAGTATCTGTACCTGTACTCATGGTAATACTCCCTTAAAATAAAAAAGCCATACATGGGAGGTTCCCCATCTATGGCGAATTCACCCGCCTTATCATAGCCAAGGCGTAAGCTATAGTTTTTGATTACTGCTTTCCTTGCCGTGGGTCTCTCGCTCCAGCAGTGTTATCTGCAGTACCGTTAACTCTGCGAAGCTTAGCCTTTGGCTGTCCTGCTAGACTACCAGTTCCCTTGTTGTTAGTACCAGTTCGAATCTGGTTCCCCAACATTGGAGCTTCACCCGTTGCTTGTGGGCGCTGTACCTTGGAACCATTTCGAATCTGATTTCCAAGTAATGGTCTTTCTGATCTGAATGACATTAAGATATCTCCTTGAAAGTATTATACCACTTTTTTGCTTGACTGTACACTTACTTTAGCTTCACGTGATGCTTCACTCATAGTGCCCGTACTCTTCTTCTTCTGTTGGGCCGCTGGTGAAGTAGTCTCCATCTTCGGTGGAGCTAAACTAATGATCCATTCCTTGAAGTCCATCTTATCAATCTCAGCTTCAATCTGTATGCGCTTCTCGGGCGAGATCTTACCATCGAATTCAGCCATCGCACGCTTAAGCTGTTCTTTACCAAACGTAGCTGATGGAAACTTCAAATCCTTGAAAAGCATAGTCAGCTGGGTAATGTAGTCGTTGAGGTTAGTAACCTCATAACGATCTTTATACTTCACAGTACCATTCCATTCCTTACCACGGAACTGCCAAGTCTTCTTCATTAACCTGTTTTCAAACTGCTCCAAGTTATCTGCACGACTCGTGATGAATGGTACGGTCTTAGCAAAGCCTTGTGCTTTCGAGAAACCGGAAGCACCCTCACCATTGAATAGCTCGGACATAACATCTTGGGCCGCTCGCTTGTACATCTCAGAAATAATAAATGCACGCTCTGCACGAATCTCTTGAGCAGGGTCAGATGATGGTGACAGATACGCAGGCGCAGCTGAATTCTTTGGATACTCTAAAACGTTAGACGCACCTTGCACACCCTCTTCCTGAGCCTGCATAGGAATCTGTGTATCGACTTCCTTTGCCAGGATATTGAATGCCTGACGATATAAGAACTCCTGCAGCAAGCTAGTCTGGTTCATGACCTCACGGTTATTGAAGGCAAGGTCAACTAAGAACGAAGTAGCCATGTCAGGGAACATCTTGTTGCGTTTATACTTAACACAAACGATAGGAACTTCACCTAGGGTATTTACATATTCCGCTGGGGTACCAAAGATTTTTGGCTTCTGAGGGTCCGTCACATCCACATAGGTTATAATGGTATACTGGTCGTAAAACTCTGTGTACTTCTCAAGTATGATTCTCTTACCAGCGAACCTCTGCTGGATGCGCTGGAGTCGTTTCATGTAGAGGTACTTACCGAACTCATCCGTGTCCCAATCGATAATCTCGTCTGGTTTGATCAAGCACCAGTAGGGGCGCAAGCCTAGTTTGTCCTCTACGTACTTAGTGACTACAGTACCTTCCGGTAGTTCGGCAACTGGGGCGTCGATCAGAACGTAAGACAAACCAAAGATCTGCATATCCTCACAGACAGTACGCATGAACTCAACGATACTGTCACCCTTCAGGTTAACATCCTTGCAAAACTCATCGTAGAACGCGGTATCGCTACCGCCGTCACGATGGATCGTTTCTGAGAAGATGAAATTAGTGAAGAAGTCAATCAATGGGGCACAGTAATTAAAATAGTGCAGACGTTGCAGACGGTCATCGTAGTCTGCAGCATTCTCTCTCTGGTGTTTGAAAAGGTTCTCACCTGTTGTGAAGACTGGGCCACCTTCGTAAGCGGTCAGGTAGAAATGCCACTGTCCAGAGAAGACCTTCCAGAGGTCATGTGTCTCTCGAAGCCTAATAATCTCACGATCAACTAGACCATCAGCCTTCATCCTCATAGGAGTAGGGAGAAGACCAACTCCATTCACATAGGGACTTGTTCCATCGGCAGCATATAGCATTAGTGCGGTACACCTAACTCTTTGAACTTAGCTAACTGTTCATCAAGAGTCCTTTTTCTTTTTCCATCCAACCATTCCTTACGATCCTTGCTCACAGTGTAGGCTCGCTGGTACAGATCGTAAAGGGTCACACCCTCTGTAAACCGAATGGTGAATTGTCGTGGATCGCCAAATGACTTCATGACTTTGTCTAAATACTTCTCACCACCAATGATGTGTGCTACAGCCATCATGTTTACAAAGTAGTCTTCCGTATAATGTCGATTGTATCCACGGTCACCTGCATAATGATAATGAATCAACTGTGGGTCCAGCCAAACCTTTTTGTCCAGTAGAGCCATCTTGAGATCCATGTACATCTCTTCTCCACCGTACCCTACAAAGCCATCCCAGTACCCGCCTACCTCTTCCCAAGACGAACGCTTGACCACGATGCCTCCGTGACCACCTGCGCCGATCTGATAGGCTTTAAACTCATTATCTAGGACATCGTGTGCGTGACCCCAGAAGTTGTTTTCCAAGGTGAATGTGTAATGATAGTTCGTACAATCGCCATGGAAGAACTTGGTTGCTGAGTGAAGTATGTCGATATCGTACTGCATATGATCGAACTTCGCTCTCTTGAAAAACCCATCCGTCACTAGGACATGACTGTCAAACAAAGCAATCAGTGGGGCGCTTCCCTTGTCGATAGCCATCTGTCTGGCAACCGGTGGGGCCAACGGGTCCTTACTCAGATGCATCCAACCAATCTTGGCTACATGTGGATGGTCAAGAACTCTCTGAAGTACTGTGATCTCTGCACCCAACTTCTCTTGCCCGTTAACAACAATGAAGTACTGGTAACTAAAACCACTCTTCGCCATCTCGATATCAATCGATTGCACCGTGAACCATAAGCCCGATGGGTCATTACCACGGTGGGCAATTACTACGTCAAAATCCGACATGCATCCCTTTCGTAGAAGACTCCTACATACTAATTATACACCATTGCGCTTAACTGGCCGTACCTCCATGATCGGGAAGCTGTCCGAAAGGTAGCAATTGCTAGTTGTTGTCCGCAAGTAGGTAATGATGCGTACAAACTCATAAGTACCGCCATCTATCACTATCTCACAACCGATTGCCAATGCTAGGGCCGCTTCCTTGGTAATGATTAGCCTGCGATCACCACTGCCTTCTAATCCACGTAAAACAAATTCAATGTTGGTATCCATCATTCTCCTAGTTAGGGAAGAACTTCAAAACAATTGCACCCAAGCCTGCTACTTCCCCGATCATCTTTAGCTCTGTATTGTCAAAGTGCGTAGCATGCAACCAACTAAAAAAGAATAGGCCAATAACCATGACTGTAGCCTTGAGAGTCATTTGCCATGTCCACTTTTGTTTTCTCGCCATTTAATTTACCCCAGTTGACCTGTTCTAATTTTGACCTCGGCTTTAATCGTCCACTTGCCCTGCACACCACCTTGGATCGCAAGGATCTCAAGATTGTATCCGCCACCTAGCGTTGGACTGAAGGTCTCCTCAATCGCACCACGGTAGTTACCATTTGTAGCAGACAAGTACGACATGGTGATTCCGTCTACCTCTGGAACAACGACACCCTCACGATCTTTCAAGGTAGCAGTGACTGTAGCAGTGTTGAAATAGAAAGAATCATCTAGACCATCGTGTAGGTTCTCAATGACAACATACATGTCATTCTCAATGAAAAGTGTTACCTTTGTAGGTATTGCCATTAAAATCTCCTAAGTTCCTGCGTACCAGCTAATCACAGTTGCTGAAACTTCTCGAACTGTATTCCCACTCTCTAAGCAAAATCCACAATGCGTTGGTGTAAAAAAGTCTGTCCGTCCAATGCTATGAACGGTTGTCCAGTTAGTACCGCCGTCGCCGCTCAAACGACAAAGGCGATTAGTAGTATCATCCTGAATCATCAACCAGAATGGTTGCTGTAAAGTGGCAGAATAAACCTGATCTTGGTAATGAGAGTTAAAAGTTGTCGCATTATCCAACTTACTAACTATGTTTCTCATAAACCCTGATGCGCTAGCTTCATAGTTTCCAAAACGAACAATCTTACTGGTTGAAACGTTAACCCCATCAGAAAGAAAAACTCCAGCTACTGGATTATACGTTCCACTGATAGGTAGTAAGTTGGCGTGCATCGCCACGATAATTCTATACGGAGCAGTAGGTACCGCCATCACCCGCATGCGATTACTGATACCAGATTGACTCGGCGCAGTTAACAGTAAACCACCGTTCACAGAACTAATCGTTGTAGTTCCTTGATTAAACCATGCAAAATCCGAATCGACCGGAGCTATACACGGCATACCAATACCCTGAGTACGCCATGTGCTACCATCTGAGTAGTACAGTTTGTTATCCGTTGTTAATCTATAAAGCTGAGTCAAACTAGCACCACCGGCTGCAGGCAATGCCGCTGTTACAATCATATCTTCCTCACTTGAACTGGGAGCATTCGTATAAACGAATGGCTCACTAAAATCTATAATAGCTCTAACCATTTAGTACTCAATTACCTGTACTCTTTTAGAGTATGAAAAATTACTAACGTCAACGTATGCGCTGCCTCCGCCTAGAACACTATCGCTTGCTAATATCTCTGCTGCGGTGCGACCCGCTCCTGCGTTGTATAGATAGGTCTCGTCGGCCCCGCTCCACTCGGCCTTTTGGATAATCACTTGGTCGAGATCGCCGTTGAGGTATTGGCCCACCGAGAATGTACCCAAGGCAAAGAGTGCTGTACTGGAGCGAATCGCTGCTGGTCCAGCCACGTTGGTCCGCGTGCCCGCATTCACATTCACCCAGATACGGGGGACGCTAGGCATGAAGCCGCCCGTGACGAAGTACCAGACGCCTGTGGAGGCTACACCGCTAGCATGGATTGCGCCATAGGTAGTCGTGTCGCCCGAGTCACGCACGTTGACTACCCAGCCGTAACCGTGGGCGTAGGCCAGGAGGTACTCAATGGTTGCGCCCTGCCACTTACCTAAGAGCCCAAACGTCGCCAGGGAAGTCAGCTTCACCCACGCACCGAATGAGACCGCACCACCCACTTGCAGCGATGCGTTGCTGGCCTTGCTCAGTGTCTGGGTAGATGCTGCAACGAAGTTCATACTGCTGCCCACGACGCCAGTTCCCTGCGTGACGCCGCCGTTGTTAGCTAGATCGTTGGCTGACGCAACCACACTATCCACTCCAAGATTCAGAGCGTTTTCCCCTTCCCAAATTGAGATGATTCCAGTTAGGTCCATTAGAGTATCGGGGCCGTATTCGCGCCTTCCTCAAAGATGCAGTGGACTACGGTATTGTCTTCCAGTGCTTCCAACTCGTGTCTCAAGTCACGCTTAACTAAGATGTCAGAAGGAGCAGCGTAGTAACCTTCAAGGACTACTCTCTCACCATCGAAGGCACGCAGGTAGACAGAACCAGAAGACACCCTTGTAACGTGATCCTCTACATGCTTATGTCCCAGCACCTTGTCACCCTTGCGCTCAAGGTTTACGATGCGCCTTGCAAAGCTGCTAACCCCCTGCTCACATGTGTTCAGTTGAGTCATACCGGTGTCTCCTTATTTGCTCCTAAGTCTGTTCCATCAGTTCCTGCATTTTTGTAGATACTCTCCGGGGCCAGTCTCAAATCTGCGTTGCCAGCCAGCGTTACAAAGCCCACGTCTGCCATCGTGTTGGGGAAGAAGTTCCCAACCGGATACTCCCCAGACACGTGCCCGTCAATGTTGTAAGTGGCATCCATCACAATCGCGTTCTTCAAGAAGACAGCGTTTGGAAAATAATGGTTCAATGAAGCATTCCCAACACCAAAATTATCCCCAAAAAGACCGTAGCGATTGTGTGAGAGAATGTTGTTTGTAAACCGGAACCGCTCCTGCACAACTGCGCCTGTCGCACTAACGAAGGAACTACTGTTCCCATTCACATTATTTGCTGTGTTATGATCAATGTTCAGATCTCTGTATCCGTTTCCAATAATGAAAAGCATAGAGGAGATATCGTAGAACAAATTACGGTAGATCAACACTCGTTTGGATTGCTCACTAACTTGACCATTGCTGTCGTGCGCAGATAGACGCATACCCTCTACTACATTATGAAGTGTATTGTAGGTGTAGGTGATATCCTCTACAGTAGCCCAAGGATTCGTCCCACTCTGGTTCAATAGTGTAAATAGAATACCGTTGCCACTTTGTCCTTGTGTCCAACAATTTTCAAACTCATTGTCCGTAATCAACACACGCTTAGCATGCTTTAACTCAAGCAGGTTCTTCACTGCCCAAAGAGTACCAAGGTAGCTAGGGTCATCAGCCTTCCAGGTCAACGGCTTAAAGAAGTAATTACCCCGTATCTCAATGTCTGAAGGAGTTAGACCAGAGATGGCGGTATCCGCTCCACCAAACATTACGTTCTCACCCGCCCCCTCAAGATAGTTGTTCACGATCTTGTAAGGACCGTAGCCTGTCCAGCAAGCAATCGCTTGAGTATCCGCGCCGACTTCTTTCCATTCAGACAAGTAGGAGTCAATCACGGCTTGGTAGCTGCCAGCGAACATGACCCCACGCCTGCCCCCGTTCGTTACTGAACCGCGCACCCCACAACGATCTATGATGATGTGATGAGGAAAGTTAGTGGCGTTGGTTTCAGCACCCGTACCGAGTCCTATCAGATAGCCGTTGACTGCTGTAGTCCCAGATTTAATGTCACAGTTAATAATGCGATAATAGCTAGCACCAGCCGCCGCCTGAATCGTTGCCGCCGTGTCAGGAGTCAGAATTTTTGGGAAACTAGCAAGCTGCCCAGACGTTACCCGCGTTCCCT